GGCTTCTTTCTGTTTGATGGTACCGTTAAAAATTTCTCTTGTAATGTTGAAGACTATATTTTTGATGATATCAATTATACTTCAGGTCAAATTGTAGCTGCAGGGGTTAATAACTTATTTAGTGAAATTACCTGGTTCTATCCAACTGCCAGCAGTAGTGTCATTAATCGTTATACTTCCTACAATTTTGTCGAAAGTCCTAATATAGCTGGAGGCGTTTGGACCACAGGAAGTTTAGCACGTACAGGATGGATTGATGCGGATGTTCAACCGGATCCTTATGCTATAGAATATTTAACTTCTTCAAATGTATCCGACACTCCTTTGATTTATGGAAATAGTGAAGGTATTACTAAAATGTATGCACAGGAAAAAGGAAACAACGCGGTAGATTCCGCGGGCACTTCTACTGCTGTTGCGGCCTACATTCAATCAGGAGATTTTGATTTAGATGTAGATGGAGATGGAGAATATATTATGAAGATTAAAAGATTTATTCCAGACTTTAAAGTATTAACGGGGACGGCAAAACTTTCTTTAAATTTAAAAGATTATCCTGCTGATAGTGAAACGGCTTCGGGATTAAGTCCTATATCTATTACTTCATCAACCACTAAAGTGGATGTACGAGCACGCGCTCGACTTATTAATTTAAAAGTAGAAAACGATTCCGTAAATGAAACCTGGCGTTTTGGAACTTTTAGAGCTGATATTCAACCTGATGGAAGAAGATAATGGCTAAAGTAACCGTAACCTTTCAAGAACCTACCGACAATTACGAACCTTCCAATCAACGTATGATGAAATTTAAATTAGAACAACTTAAAACGGAGCTTAATACTTCTTATCAACGAACTATTGAAAATGATACACAAGCTTTTCAATGGTTTAATTTAAACTATGGCTAAGAAGCAAAGATTACAATATGGATATGCACATGTCAGACATCTCCGTCGAAAAAGACCTGGACGTCATGCTAAAAAATATGGTAAAAGAATTTCTCGGCGTAAACGCACACGGGGACAAGGAAACTAATGGCAATACAATATAGAAACCAAACATTTGATTTAACAGGAACGTTAGCTACGACGGTGTTAACTATGGATGTAAGTTCACGTGCCATTTTACAAAATATTCAAACTGAAAATGTTAGTACAGCTACCACAACAGTCGTAGTTTCGATGTATGATCAAAGCGCGACCGCCACAACACAACTAGGCACTATTCTAATGACTAGTAATACCACGCAAAATTTAGCGAAAGGCCCTATTGTCCTGGAAGAACAAGATGCCTTGAAAATAAAAGCTGGAACTGCTAATGTTATTAGAGGATTAATTTCTTACGCTTTCATAACAGGAGATCAAGGAACAGCTTAATGATAAAAACACTACCGGCAAAAGCCAAGGAAATTGTTAAAAATAAACGTACCGGAAAAGTCTATGCATCCAAAGCAGAGTTTGATGCCGATGTTGCAGATTCTAAAACGGATACGACTGCAGAAGATTTTAGACAGGATTTAGAAATCACGGTTGCATCTTTAGAAGTATTTGGTAAAACCAATTAATGCAGCCTTATGGTGGGACTGAAATTCAATTTGATTATCTTAAAAAATATGCATCGCAAGATTTTTTAGATCTTGTTCAAATTACTACTTCCATTCCTGAGAAGGATCCTCTTCATCCTTTACGACCCAATATTCTTTGGATTAAAAATTCTTATGACCAACCTAACTTAGCGCCGTGGTTTAAAAAGAAAGAAAACCATAGTAAATATGATTGGTATGTCTTTAATTCAAATTGGACTTATGAAAAATTTAGATACTTTTTTGATATTCCAGATAAGCGGTCAGCCATTATTAAAAATGGTATTGATTATGAAGAACTTCAACTCAAGATGGAGTTCACTTATAAACCTCCTCTTAAACTCATTTATTTTTCAACTCCGTGGCGTGGCTTAGCTGTTTTATTAAAAGCTATGAAGGCTCTTGAAAATGAAAAGGATATTGAATTAGATGTCTATTCTACTACCCTCCTTTATGGTGAAGCCTTTAAACAAGAGAATGATAAAATTTATCTTCCTTTATACGAGCAAGCCAGAGAACTTAAAAATGTTAATTATAAAGGATACTGTCCGCATGCAAGTCTAATGGCTCAACTTAAAAATTATCATATCAATGTTCATCCTTCGACCTTTGAAGAGACCTTTTGTATTTCAGCCATGGAATCTTTAGCAGCAGGCTGCCTTATGATTACCACTAATCTAGGAGCCATTCCTGAAACTTGCTGTGAGTTTCCAATCTATATTCCTTATAGTAAAGATGAAACTTATTTAGCTCAACAAACAGCGGCTTGTATTATTGATGCTAGAGAAATTTTTAAAACTCAAAAAATTAAAGATAATTTGCAATTCCAGCAACAATACTATAAACGCTATTATGATTGGAAAATTATTGGAAATTTTTGGAATAGATTTTTAAAAGGAGCTCTTTATGACAAACGACAACAACAAAAAGACACCCCCGACGCCAACACCTGAATACAAAGGTCTCTTCGTGGCTACTCCTTGCTACGATACCTTAATGCTAGATTATGTGAAATCAATTCTTGATCTGCAAAAAGAATTCTTCATCAATAAAATTCAAATTACCTTTCAAATGATGAAAAGCAGCTTAGTTACCCAAGGACGTAACCTTTGTGTATCAGGCTTTCTTAATTCTAAAGCTGCTGCTATGTGTTTTATTGATTCGGATATTAGTTTTAGTGTTCGATCTATTATTCGCCTGATGAATTCCCCTTATGAAATTTGTTTGGTACCCTATCCCATGAAAACTATGGATGCAAATAAGTTTGTTAAAGATGACGAACGTCGCTCGAGCGATCACCCGGATACCAAAGGATCTATTTTTCCAATTGAGCTGCCAGATGCTGGGGAGATTCATGTTAAAGGTGGATTTTGTGAAATTAAAAGGGGACCTGCAGGCTGCATGATGATTAAACGTTCAGCCTTAGAAAAAATGATAAAACACTATCCCGAGCTAACTATCCTTCAAAAAACCCTCATTAATGGGGAAATGATTAATCGTCCCCATTATTATAATTTCTTTGATACCTATTGGGACGTTAAAAATAAAACTTATTCAGGAGAAGACTTCAATTTTTGTAAACTATGGCGTGATATGGGGGGTAAACTGTTTGCTTTAGTCGATGAGGAAATCTCACACGTGGGTCAAAAACTATATCGAGGGAAACTTATGCACGAGTTTATTACTCTGGGCCCTGACGAACCTCTTAAAATGGACAAGCCTCCTACCAATCCAGTTAAAGATTAGATCCCGCCAGCGTATTGATAAGAGGCCTTAATACCGTTAAAATGGTAAATACTTAAGTATTTATTATGGATCCATTTACATTAGCATTAGCCACATTTGGCGTACAAAAACTCCGCGGAAAATCAACCGGACGTTCGTTCCGAGATGCCCTTTTAATGGGGGGTATAGGTCAACTAGGTGGTATGGCTGGAATGCCTGGAATGCAATCTTTTGGAAGTGGGGCAGGTCAATTACCTTTATCTATGCAAGGTTTAAGAGGAACCACAGCAGCTAATACTTTATTAGGCCAACAAGTACCACAAGCTACTATGATGGGACAAGGCCCTTTACATGGTGTAACAGGAGCAGGTGCTGTAACAGGATCAGGTGGTGCAACTAAAGCTGGTACAGGTATGTTCGGCAAAGCCAGAAAATGGTGGAGCGGTTTAGACACAGGCGCTCAACTAGGAATCGGATCTGCATTAGCAGTTGGAGGAGGTGCTTTACTAGGGGATGATGAACCAGAGAAATTTGATGAGACTCCTTATAAAGAAGCCTATGCAAGACAAAGTAAATTAACCGCAGGTTTAAGCAAGAGAGCAAGTTATGGTTCTCGACCTTTATATTCAACTGAACCTATATATAACTATCACGCAGGAGGTTTAGCTTCCTTACCCGTTCAAAAATTTGCTGAAGGTGGAATCAGTTACATGCCTTCCAAAATAACTCACAATGAAAAAGATTATAACAATTATATTAAAGCGGACGGCTACGTTGAAGACGGTAGTGGATCCGGAGATAAAAATAAAGATACTATTTTAGCTCAACTTGCGGACGGAGAATTTGTTTCTCGTGGGTCTGCTATTTTAGGAGCAGGCATCATTGAAGGCGCAAGTCCAAAAGATGAAAAAGATATGCGTAAAAAAGGAGCTGACTTTTTTTATAAACAACAAGCTAAATTTAAAAGGATTTTTGATTTACTCAATGCTGGCTCAAAAAGAACAAATTAAAAAAGAAGTTAATATTCTTTATATTGAACCTCAGGATCTTCCTCGGTACTGGCCTCTGGTTCAATTTATGATTGCCGAAGGATTAAAATATGACGGGAATCCCATGTCCATGAAAGACATTAAAGAAAAAATAAATA